GGGTCGAGGAAGGTCTGCGGCTGGTTGGCGCCCTTGTCGATGGCCGGGCAGCCGAGCTCGGTGAACCAGACGGGCTTGCCGCGCGGCACCCAGGCGGTCGGCGTCAGCAGTTCCGCCCCGCCCGGCCCGCGCTCGTAATGCGGGTTCGCCCACCAGCCAGCAATGTCCTTGTAGCGGAAGACCCAGGGCTTTCCCGCCGCCCCGTCACTGATCGGCCGGCGGATGCGCGCCTTGCGGTCGGCATCGTCCGCATAATACCAGTCGTAGCCCTCGCCGCCGGCGATCATGCCGGACATGCCCGCGACGTCCTCGCCGTGGCGGAAGCCGTCCGGGTTGCCGGCGAGCGTGTCGCCGTCCTGCCAGTCGGCAAGCGGCATGTAGTTGTCGATGCCCACGGCGTCGATCGCCGGATGCGCCCAGAGCGCATCGAGATGGTAGCGCACCTCGCCGCTGCTGTCGGCCGGCTGGTAGCCGAAATACTCGCTCCAGTCCGCCGCATAGGTGATCTTCGTGCCGGCGCGCAGGATCGTGCGCACGTCGGCCGCAAGGGTGCAGAGCCCCTCGACGAAGGGAAAGCGTCCGTCCCCGTCGCGCAGGCAGGTGAGGCCGCGCATCTCCGTGCCGATGAGGAAGCCGTCGACGCCGCCCGCCGCTTCCGCCAGCAGCGCATGATGCAGGATCATCCGCCGGAAGCCCTGGTCGCCCGAGGGCGCGACGATATTTCCGCCCGAGACGGAAAAATGCGCCCGCTGCGCATTGCCGAGGAAGGCGGCGACCTGCGTGCGCGCCGCGCCCGTGCGGTCGGCCGAGGGCGGATGGCAGGTGATGCGGCCGCGCCAGGGATAGGCCGCCTGCCCGGTTCCGCCATAGGGGTCCGGCAGGGCGTTGCCTTCCGGTATGTCCATCATCAGGAAGGGATAGAGATAGACCTCCAGCCCGCGCGTCTTGAGGTCGCGGATCGCCGCGATGACGCTCGCATCCGAGGGCGTGCCGCCATAGGCCGCCGCCCCGCCGTTGCGGCTGACGAGATAGGCGCCCGCGCGCGAAACGCCCGCGACGCGCCAGGCCCGCGTCTCCGTGCCGCGCGTGCGCACCTCGACGCCCGGCACCATCTTGCACTGACCCGCCCGAAGGTCCGTGCCGAACCAGGAGACGACGAGCGCGACGCGTTCGAGGTTCGGGCAGAGGCTCTGCAGGTCGTTCATCGCCGCATGCCAGTCGGTCGTGGCAAGCACCATGTTGCGGTTGAGGTGGCGGGCCGAGCCGGCGGCGAAGCGTTCGGTGACGAGCTGCGGGTCATAGCCATGCTCCGTCGCGCCGGGAATGACCGTCACGGCGCGGATCTTCTTCTCCAGCATGCCGACAGGCTTGACCACCTCGAAATGCAGGATGGGAATGCGGTTGCCGTAGACGTCGAGCGGAAAGCGCTCCAGCACGACATAGGCAAGCCCGCGATAGGCAGGCGCGTTGCCCGCCCCCTGCTTGGCCTCGATCAGCGGATCGGGCGGCTGGTCGGGCGTGCCGGTATAAACGCGCACCGAGAGCGCCGAAAGGTCGACCTCGCGCCCGTCCGCCCAGATGCGGCGGATGGAGGCGATCGGCCCCTCGCAGATGCCGACCGCGAAATTGGCGAAGTACCGGTAGGTCTGCGTGCGCGACCCGCTCGCCTTACCGCCCTGGCGCTGGACGATCACCTGCTCCTCGAAGCGCGTCGCCCAGATCAGCGTGCCGCCGACGCGCGCCGTGCCATAGACGCGGCTGATCGCCGTGCCCTCTTCGGCGCCCGGCACGCGCGCATCGGCAAGGCGCGGGCCGGAAAGGGTCCGCCCGCCGCCCATCAGCGAGCGGTCGACCGCCGAGCCGGCCAGCGCCCCGACGGCCCGGCCGACAATGGCGCCAACGGGACCGAACACGCTGCCGAGCGCCGCGCCGGCGGCCTGCAAGAGAAGTGTCGCCATGGATCAGAAGGTCTCCGGGAAACGGAAGACGCCGGCGATGCGCCGGCGCCAGGCGGGAACGAGCGGCGATTCCAGCACCGCCGCCTGCTCGTAGGCATGGATGAAGCGATCCCCCGGCGCGGCGATGCCGGCATGCTTTGCCGCCATGCCGTCCCGCCAGCGGAAGACGAGGAGATCGCCGGGGCGCAGTTCCGCAAGCGGCAGCGCCGGCCCGCAATGGCGCGCGGCCGCCTCCAGCAGCCGCTCCCTGCCCGTCCGCTCCGCCCAGTCCGGCGCGTAGGGCGCGGGCACTTCCGGCTCCGCGCCGTAAAGCTCGCGCCAGACGCCGCGGATCAGCCCGAGGCAATCGCAGCCGACGCCCTTCAGCGATCCCTGATGCCGGTAGGGCGTGCCGATGAAGGTCCGCGCGACGGCGACGATCCGTTCCCGGAAGATCTCAGTCATAGAGCGGGCTCCCGTCATGCACGGTCTCGCCGTCGGCATAGCCGTAGCTGAAATCGCTGCCGGGAATATGCGGGAAACCCTGGAAATTGAGGCCGTTGCCGAATTTCGCCTTGCAGGTGGAAAAGCGCTTGTCGCAACCTGCCGTCACCTCCAGCGTATCGCCGACGGCGATCTCCGCCGCCATCGGCAGCCACAGCGTCAACTCGTCCGCGCCCTCCAGCCGGCGATGATCCTCGACATCGGCCGAAAGTCCCTTCGCCGCGCCGCTGGTGAAGGACAGCACGCCGTAGCGGAAGAAACGCTCCGCAAAACCGGAAAGGCCGCTGACCTCGACATGCATGTCGTCGCGCACCGCCGTCACCGTCGCTATCGCCTTGTAGGCCGCAAGGCTCATCCCGCAGCGCGCATCGCCGAACACGGCATCGCACTGGCGGGCATAGATGCGCCCGCGTATCTGGTCGAGCCGGTGCGTCAGCCGCCGAAGCTCCACCCGGAAAAGCCCGCCCTCGCGCCGCACCTCGCCAAGCTCTGCGGTGCGCAGCAGCAGCCGCTGCGACGGGTCCTGCCAGTTGACCGTGAAGACCTCCACCTTCGCCCCGTCATAGCGCCCCGCCGAAAGGTCCTCGGCGCGGATGGCGTCGGCGGAAAAGCCGCCGGAAACGTCGCCGCCCTCGGCCGAAAGCCCGTTGCCGTCCTCCGTCTCGCTCGCCTCGAAACCGCTGGCGGCAAGATAGGCGAGCCCGCCGAAGGAAAGGTCGCGGTCGTGGTCGGTGAAGCCCATCACCACGCCGTCGCGCCGGGTGACGCGCCAGGCGTTGCAAAGCGTCGTCGCCTCGCCGTCGAGATGGGCCTGGAGCCCCGCCGGTATCTCTCTCATGGCTTGATCTCCACAAGCGGGATGGAGGGAATGCGCCCCGCGTCGAACTGCCCGAGGTCGATGTCGATCCGGTCCGTATCGAAGCGCACCGGCACGTCGAATTCGAAGCCCGCCCGCACCGTGCCCGTGAGCGGCACCTTGCCGGGCTTGAAGGTGATCGTCCCGGCCGTGTAGTCCACCGTATAGTCGGCCGTCGGCACCGGGCTGCCCGCCACCGCGACCGTCACCGTGCCGGTCGCCGGCTTGTCGATCCGGCGCGCCGTCTCGCCGCCCGCATCCGCATAGCGCTTGACGAGCTCAAACTTCGCCGTCGTCCCGTCCGCGGTGCCGAGGAACTGGTCCATGGCGCTGACGGCCGCGCCCGGCTCGCAGGACTTGTGGTCCACCGGATCGCGGAAGCGGAAGCCGTAGAACTGCCCCGCCCGCGCCTCGAAGAAGGCGAGAACGGCGTAAAGGTCATCGACCGAGCGCACGCCCGAGCCCGCATCGTAGCGCCGCCGCGCGTCCTGCCAGCGGCGATTGCGGTTCTCCCGCCCGTTGGAAAGGCTGACGATATCCGTCCGCCGCACCGGCCCGCCGCTGGTGCCGAGCGCCAACCGCAGCGGAAACCGCACCTCATGAAATCCTGCCATGTGGATATCTCCGAAATAGGCCGCAACGGCCCCTCATCCCGCTGCCGCGACCTTCTCCCCGCGAGCGGGGAGAAGGGACGGATGCACCGCCCTCCCCAGCCAACGAACGTTGCGGGACGGGAAACGCCCGCCTCTTGCGCCTTCTCCCCGCCTGCGGGGAGAAGGTGGCGGCAGCGGGATGAGGGGCAGTCCCAAGCCGCAAGCGCCCCTCACAAACTCCGCTGTCCCCGCCCCACCGCGCGGGTCAGCATGGCGGCGATCTGGCCCTCGGACTTGCGGAAGCTCGCCGCGTCCGGCGTCGTGACGTTGAAGACGATGCGCGATCCGCCGCCCCCACCGTCCGCCGCGACGCCCAGCGCCCCGTCCGGCCCGCGCCGGAGCGGCAGGATCGCCTCCGCCCCCGCCTCGCCCATCAGCCCGAGCCCGCCGCCGCTGCCGAAATAGGTGGGCGAGGACACCACGCCCCCCTTGGCGAACGGCGTGACGCCGCCGAGCAGACTGGAAATGCCGGAGCTCAGCAGCCCTTCCAGCGGCTTCATGCCCACCGAAAGCGCGATGTCGCTCATGCGCAGCGCCAGCCCGCGCAGCACGCTTTCCAATCCCTTGCCGTCCACCACCGCACCCTTCAGCGCATTGGTGAGCGCGAAGCCGAAGGAGCGCGAGCGCGCCTCCAGATCGTCGAAGACGCTCGAAAGCGTCTCGGCCTCCGTCCGCGTGGCGGAAAGCGGGGTGTCGTTCCTGTCGGCCATGGTTCACTCCTTCTTGTCGGGAAAGACCCGCATCAGCGCCGCCAGCCCCGCCCGGCCGGGCGAGCCGGCCGAGGGCGGCAGCAGGCCGAGCGCGAAGCCGAGTTCACGCGGCGTCATCGCCCAGAAATCCCTTGCGGGAAGCCGCATCCGGCAGAGCCCGGCATGAAGCACCGCCTCCCAGGGGAAGGCTGGCGTCTCGCCGCTCAGGCCGGATGCGGCGGCGGAGGGTTTTCCGCAGGCCCGCCGCCGCCGAACGTCGCCTGCAACAATTCGGCGGCGATGCGGGCGAAGCCCGCCAGCCCTTCCGCCACCGCCATCGCCGCCACGTCCTCGTCGCTGAAGAGGTTGCCGCCGCCGCGAAGACCCGCGCCGATAATGCGGATGAGGTCCTCCGCCTTCAGCCGGCCGCTGGAAAAGCGCTCGGCCAGCCCCGTCAGGCTGTCGACGGCGAAGGCCGTCTCCAGCTCCGCCAGCGCGCCCAGCGTCAGGCAGAGCACGCGCGTCTCGCCGTCGAGGCAGGCCTCGATCTCGCCGCGATGCCGGTTCGCCCGCGCCCCCATCAGAGCGCTCCGAAGGTCAGCGCGCCGGCCGATTCCAGCGCGATCTCGAACAGCACCTCGCCGTCATGCGCGCCGGAATATTCGAGCGAAGCAATCTGGAACGGCCCCGCGACCGTGCCGAAATCCGGAATGACGATCTGCCAGCCGGCAATCGTGCCGGCGAAGAACAGCGAACGCACCAGCGCATCGGAGGCCTGGTCCTTGAAGATGCCGCTGCCGGAGAGCGCCGCGCGCTGCACGCCCGCCCCGCCGAGTAGCTCACGCCAGCGCCCCGCCGATTCCGCATCCGTCACGTCGACGAGCGCGGCGTTGAAGGACAGGCGCTTCGAGCGCAGCCCCGCGACCGTCGCAAAGCCCGCCCCGTTGTCGATCTTGAGCAGGAGGTCCCGCCCCTTCTGTGCCACCATGGCTAGGTCCTTTCCGTGAAAGAGATGTCAGGCATCCGGCTCCGTCA